GATCAATGAATTTGGTGTACCGATCTACTACAGGTCTACCGATTTACGAACAAGTTTCTTCTGACACATTGAAAATGGTAATTAGGGTTCAATCTTACGCCCAAGCCTCATTAGGACAGTTGCTCGGTTTTGCACAGTTACCTGAAATTGCAAACATCATGGCAAAGACTGGGTTGCATGCTGCATTCCAGCAATTTGAGTTGGGGCAAGTAATTAATACGTTAGCAATGGGCTTGAAGCACAATAAAGACATTGATCCACTTCTAAACCAACTTGGATGTCACATTGGTGTGGGTTTTGATTATGAAATCGGTGAAACTATTCTTCGACGAATTGATGACCACGGTCTTGACTCTGCTGTTGGCAAAGTTGGTGGAGACAGTACTGGTGGCCTTGGGGCACTGGACAAGATGCTGGAAACTGGCCGTAACATTTCGATGCTCAACCCGTTTGGCATTGTGCCGATGGATACTATTCTTCGACGATGGGCAACTAAATCAAACTTCCAACACTTTGTCGATCAAGCATACAAAGCCAACAAAGCAGGAAAGGTTGATTTCAACGCTGGTTGGTGGCGTAACTCTAAGCAACGATTCCGAGAACTCGGCTTGAGTGAGGAGATGGTAGAAAGAATTAACCGAGAACTTCTTCGACCTGAAGTTGTCAAGGTTAAGTCAAATCCTTGGGGCCGTAAAGTTGTCGGAACAGATTTGGATAAAATGAAAGACCTCGGAGCCTACGACGCACTTTGCATGGCAATGCGGCGACAAGCAGATAATCAAGTGCAGCGTCATGGTGTTGGTGACATTCCAATGTGGATGCAAGGAACTTTGGGTGGTAAATTCATTAGTCAATACCGTGTGTTTGGTATGGCGGCAAAGAGTAAACAGTTTGCCCAAGGTATCCGAAGACTTGATGTTGTTGAGTCTATGAACCTTGTTGGTTCAATGTTGATGGGAAGCCTGTCTTACATTGGGCTGACTGCTGCTCGCTACCCAACGATTGATCCATACGAAAGAGATGCGTGGTGGGAAGAACGAATGTCGATGGACAACATCTTGAAATCTGCTGTGGTTCGGGCTAGTTACTTCAACATTATTCCCCAGATTGTTGATGCAGTTTCTGTTAGTGGTCTCGTTGGAGGCGAGCCAGTGTTCAACAAATACATGCGTTCGTCTGAAAGTTTGGGCTTAAACCCAGTTACAGGTTCAACTGCGGCTTCAATGTTCGATCAGGTTATGAAGGGATTCTACGAACCAGCAAAATCAATTATGCAATCGGATAATCCTTTGTCTCAAGAAGACATGAGAAACTTTGCTAACGCTGCAATCATTGGTCGTATTCCAGTGATTGGGCAATTTATTCACGAGTTAATTGGAAGGAGCAATGCTCCCAGAACGGATAAGAGGTGGTAAATGGCACTTTCATTTGTTGAAATTCAACCGTCTAGTAACGGTCAGACTGTTTACGACAACTTGTCGTTGAACTTTGTTACGACGTCGGATATTGGGGTTAGCCTGATTAAAGCAGACGGAACTGTTGTAGTTGCAACTCCAAGTCAGTTTACGGTGTCTACTTCTCCTACTACCAAAGTTACATTAACTGATTCTGCCTTTTTCGATCAAGTAACTACTGGTAGCAAGATTCGGATTCTCCGAACCACCGATATTGACAACGCTACTCGTCTGTACTCTGACGGTTCGTTGTTGAAGTCAAGTGACCTGAATACCTCTTTTGAGCAGATTCTGTTTTCGCAACAAGAACTCAAAGAACTCGGGGTAACGGACGCACTGCAAAAGAACGCTACTTCGTCAGCGTGGGACGCAAAAGGACTTCGTATTGAAGGACTGGCTGCTGACCCTGTAGATGCTACGGATGCGGTGTCCTTTGGATTTATCAGCGCAGCGTTGGCTACTTCAGGCAATGTCCCCTCTGTCCCCCAGACTTGGAATAACCAAAGTACTTCAGGCGGCTTGTTTACTCCCGGCGACACTACCAGCACTACCGGAACGTATGACGCTTCGGCAAACACTACGACCTTCTCTATGACGCCTGTTCCTACCTCAGAGTTTGAGCAGACGTTCATCGTAGAAATTGACGGTGTTATTCAACGTCCAAACGTGGACTACACGGTGACTGTGGGATCTTCAATTGGCACTATTGTGTTAAGTGGGGTAAATGCAACATCATCTCAAGTCGTGTGTAACAACTTTGGCTTGTCTCGACAGGTCTTTGACTTTCCCACAATTGGTCAGGCTACAACAGCATCTGAAACCCCAATTACTCTGCGGGGAGCAACTAACCATACATCAGACATCTTCTTAGTAGAGCAAGCAAGTGGTAATGACATCCTGTCCGTTAAAGATGGGTACGTTGAAATTAACGGTCATTCTGGTGCAAATTGGCCTTTATCAGTTCGCAACATGGTGGATGGTGCAACCGGCCTTTTCCGAATTGGGAGCCACGGTCAACAGGGTGTACATGTCTTTCAAGACCCCTCCGAAAGTGGTTCTGATGCTGCGGGTAATGCTTACTACACCTTGAACTGTAACCAAACAGGCTCAAATGGCGACATCATGGTCAAGTTGCAACGAACTGCTCTGAAAGACAGTAACACTCCTGAACGCGGCAACATGGTGGAGATTCAGGGGAATAATGGTTCGACTGCCCAAACCGTAGTAACCGTAAACCAAAACGGAAAACTTCGTCTTTTCCCAACAGATGACACAATTAATACCGCAGAAGACAATACAGCAATGTTGTGGATTCAGCCCTACAACGCACAGGTTAAAGACCCCTGCAACTACCTTCTTTGTACATCTAGAGACGGTAATGCTCGATTTGCTGTAGCAGGTACTCAGTCAACATTTGGTTCTGGCGGCGATGTAAACTACAGCGTAGTAATTGGTACAACAGATGCAGATAATGGTCAACGCGTTTACGAATTGCGAACAAACGTAAATCCCGACCACGACAACATCAGCGGAAACAACATTGATGAGTTCTACTTTAGATTGAAGACAAGTGGAACTAGATCCGCTGGTAATCGTCGTGGCTACCTCGGGTTAAACACAATGAAAGCAGCCGCGACCGACGCAGCCATCAAGGTAATGAGATCAGGAGGATCAAACCCCACCACTGGTAACTTTGTTGTTCGGTATGACGGGGACGTAGAAATTCACAATGCGAGCCGAACACGGGCTGGCTCCTCAGTGTTGCGTCAAGATGAGATTCGCAATGAATCACCTCAGTACACAAACATTGCTGTTGGTCATGTTGTCAAAGGGACATTTTCTACTGGTATTGATC